ATGTTGTCCCTAGGCCTTGAGTCTAAGGAGGGGGCACTCCGCTCACTTGGTGAGTCCTTCCCAAGCGATAAGCTTAATGAAATTCGTCAGGAACTTATGGATGACGCTGTGGCTGATGGAGCCCTTAAGCTTCTCCAGACCCAGATTGAACAAGAAATTGCTGAACTTACAGGCACTATGCCTAACCCAGAAACTGGAGGCAAGCCAGGCGCACCTCTAACAGAGGGTGCAATGGCAGGTGCTCCAGCACTACTACCAGGAACGATAGACGAGGCTCTGATGGCCGCCGATATGGGCGAAGCAGACCTACGCAATAAACTGGTAACAGAAGCTTATGGCACGGTCCTCCCACAGAGGCGCGTACCAGAAGAGTACGAAAAATAAAGGTTTACCCTGACATTTTTTGTATTAACAAAGACAATAGATACAACGTTTGGTCATATGTGTTACGCCAGTAATGGCATTCGGAAAACGACCCCTAGGAGAAAAAGGAATCTTGTATGGAAACAGCAGGACTAAATGCAGAGGCTTTTGCAGCTGAAGCAGGAACCGTTCCAGTCGTAGCTGAGTCGTCAGGCAACTCTGTTGTCGCTGACGCACCTACTACTAAGGCGACTTCCAAATTTTATACGGAAGAAGACCTGGTTAAAGTTCGTAGCCAGGAGAAAGAAAAACTCTACCCTCAGATTGATAAGCTGAAGGAAGAACTAGATGGCATTAAGAAAGAGCGTGAAGCAGAACTTGCTGCACGTGCTGCAGAAGCAGAAGCTAAGGCTAAGCAACAGCAGGAAGCTCTTGAGAATGACATGGATGTTCGCTCTTTACTTAAGACTAAGGAAGCAGAGTGGCAGGAGCAGTTGGAGCGTGAGCGTCAAGAACGTGAACGTGCCTTCGCTCTTCTGGAACGCGAAAGAACTTTTGCTGACCTGCAGAACTACCGTTCACAACGTGTAGAAGCAGAACGCGAAAACATTATCCCAGAACTTGTAGACCTAATTAGCGGCAATACCCGCGAAGAAGTAGAAGCAAGTATTGAGGGTTTGAAAGAACGTTCAAACAAGATTCTTGAATCGGCGCAGTTTGCAATGCAAAATGCCCGCAAAGAAATGACGGGGACAAGGGTAACCACGCCCCCGCTCGGACCAATGGACGACAATTCGGAGCAACGTGCGTTAACGGCTGAAGATATTCAGTCAATGTCGATGAATGATTATGCAAAATACAGAGAACGTATCATGAGCGCTACTGCTCGCGGTAAGTCTCGCGGCTTGTTCGGGTAAATCCCACAATCCCAAATCCAACCTACAAGGAGTAAACAACTAAAATGGCATCTGGTATTACGGGTACTGGCAATCTAGCCGCAGCCCCAACAGCGTACTCAGGTACAAACACACAGTTGACTCAAGCGATTCAGACAATCTGGTCTAAGGAAATCCTTTTCCAGGCTATGCCTATCCTTCGCTTTGAGCAGTTCGCAGTCAAGAAGACTGAACTCGGTGTTGCACCTGGTCTACAGATTAACTTCATGCGTTACAACAACCTCGGCTTTGCTAACGCACTTGTCGAAGGTGTTCGTATGCAGACAAATGCGCTTACAGCACAGCAGTTCTCAATCACAGTAACAGAGCATGGTTATGCTCTTGCTGTATCTGAGCTTCTTCTTAACGCATCATTCGATGACGTAATGGCATCTGCTTCACGTCTTCTTGGTCGTAACATGGCTATCTACCTAGACCAGCTATCACGCGACACACTTTACGCAGCGACTTCAACCATCTACGGTGAAGACCGCTCTAACCTCTCAGCAGTAAACAACTGGTATGCATATGGCACAAAGGGTACAAACCGTGCAAGCATGACAGGTAACTTCCTCCTAACACCACATACTGTTAAGGATGTTGTTGAGACCCTAGCAACAAAGAACATTCCTCGCCTTGGTGAGACCTATGTTGCGTTTATCCACCCACACCAGAGCCGTCAGCTTCGTGATAACCCAGAGTTTATCGAAGTAACTAAGTACGCTGCTCCTGGTAACTTCATGCTCGGTGAAGTTGGTCGTTTGTACGACTGCGTATTCATCGAAACAACACAGGTACGTAAGGTAGCTGGTGGTGCAGGAACTTCTTACACCGCTGACTCAGCAGTTGCTAACCCAACTGTTACACCTGGTGGAGGTTACATCACTCCAGCACAGTTCACAGGTAATGGTGGTTCAGACCGCTATGACGCTATCTTCATTGGAGATAACGCATTCGGACACGCAATCTCTCTACCAGTTGAACTTCGTGACGGTGGTATTCTTGACTTCGGTCGTGAGCACGCACTTGCTTGGTACTCAATCTTCGGTCTTGGTCTTATTACTGACCAGTCTGTTGTTATTGCAGAAACCAACTAATCCACAGACCTGGGTACGTCTAAAAACTGCCCACTCAACAGATACTAATTAGGAGAATACACATGGCAAGACAAGTAAAACCATCAGACGTTACAGGTCGCGCACGCGAGAAGCAGATTGCTGAAAACGCAGAAATCATGCAGGAACGTGCCCAGTCAATGTCTATGGCATCCGCTGAAGCCCAATATAAACTTGAAGAAGTTGTAGACGCTACTATTCCAAATAGAGCAACTGTGATTGAGGATTCTGTAACTGTAGTCGCTAATAAAGAAGAAGACTCAGTTGTAATCCGTGTCGTAGAAGACATCGAGAACATGACTCTAGGAGTAGGAAACTTCTATAGCTTTAAGGCTGGACAGAAGTACAAAGTGTCCAAGCACGTAGCTCAACACCTACAGGAAAAGGGCTACCTCGCTGGAGTTATCTAGCATTTAATGGGCGAATCAGCGGGCACACTTAGGTTTGCCCGCTTTTTCGTTACTATAGTTAGGAGTAGTTAGTGGCCCTGTTGTCGGACCTAATCTCTAGAACTCGTCTTGAGTTGGGTGACCAGCCAAAGGAGTTCCAGTTTGTCACAACTAGTGACGGAACTACTACTGCCTTCTATTTAAATAATAAGCCTGTAGACCCTTTCACTCTTTTAGTACGAGTCTCTCAAGCGTTTGTTCCAGCCCCTACTGGCTATAAGCTAGAGGTTGATACTGGAATTGTTAGATTTTTAAACCCAATTTCTGCGGGTGAAGTGCTTACTGTTAATGGCACGGCCTACCGCTACTTTTCGGATGCTGACATCACACGCTTTATTAATACAGCTATTGAACAGCATACATACGAAAGAACAGATGCCTACGGTAGTAGAGTAACTATGGCAACTCTGCCTGCTGTAGAAGAGTACCCAATTGCTATCCTAGCTACTATTGAAGCCCTCTGGGTTTTAGCTACAGATGCAGCATTTGATATTAATATTACCGCTCCAGATGGTGTAGTAATCCCACGAAGCGAACGCTACGCTCAATTGACAGGGATGATTGCACAGCGTCAAGAGCAATACCGCTCTCTATGTGCTCAGTTAAATATAGGCCTATGGCGTATTCAGGTTGGTAACCTACGTCGTGCATCTAAGCGCACTAATAAGCTTGTTCCTATCTACATGCCACAAGAGTTTGATGACGGCCGCAAGCCAGAGCGCGTGTATATACAGAACGACATGATTGGTCGACAGACCTTCCCATCCACAATCCAGGTGCAAGATTTAGTTATGAACCAGGGCGATAGCTATTCACAGGACTTTATCCTAGGAGCCCCTGTTACTAATTTAGAGTTCTCAGCAGAGATTAGAACTTACCCAAATTCACCTACTCGGTGGGTAGCCTTCGATGTTACAATTGTGGACGTTCAGACTGGACGTATTAGAATTTCGCTACCACAACAGGACACACGCTATCTACCAGTCAGAGGTTTTTGGGACCTACAAGCCACATCATCAGTGGATAACAATTTCCAAAGAACCTTCTTAAGAGGACAGACATTCGTGACCCAGCAAGTGACAACGGTGGAGTGATATGCCAGACATTATTATAGTTCCGCCAGATAACGGTAACTGGTATCCACAACCTACAGGTCCCACAGGAATTCTCGGCGGCCCCACAGGCCCAACTGGCCCTACTGGTCCGACAGGTCCTCAAGGAGATTACTCTCGCTACCTAGGTCTTTATGACACATTAGCGGACCTTCAAGCTGCAAATCCAAGTCCAGTTCCTACTAACTGGGCCTTTGTTCGCATTACAGGAAACGCCACACAGTTACGTTTATACCGTCGCAGTAACAACGCTTGGGTATTTGATACTCTAAATATTCCTGCAGGTGCGACTGGTGCAACAGGTCCAACAGGTCGTACAGGAGCAACTGGTCCACAGGGTAACCAAGGAAACGCGGGACCTACTGGTGCTACTGGTGCTCAAGGTGTTTCTGGTTTAGCTGGTGCAACTGGCCCTACTGGTGCACCTGGTCAAGGTTTAAATCTTCTTGGAGAGTACGAGACACTTGCTGCATTACAGGCTGCACGACCAACAGGTGTGGCTGGCGAAGCTTGGTTACTTGCTAACGGCAATTTAATTATTTGGGATACCGTAACTTCCGCATGGAAGAACGTCGGTAACCTAGAGGGACCAACGGGTCCTTCAGGAATCGCGGGTCCAACAGGAGCAACAGGTCCTCGAGGTACACAAGGTTTCCAAGGTTCTCAAGGACCACAGGGCGACACTGGTCCAACTGGACCAACAGGTCCAACAGGTTTTGCGGGACCACAAGGACCTACTGGTGCTCAAGGTGAACGAGGTTTCTCTGGTCTTCAAGGTAACGTCGGTCCAACGGGTGCTACTGGAGCTACAGGTGCTACGGGTGCGGTTGGTCAAGGCTTTGCTGGAATCACCTCAGTAACCCCAATTACGTTAAGCACTGGTCTTAAGACATTTACTCTTAGCGTAGCTAATCACCCATTCATTGTTAACTCTATTGTTAGAGCTGTAGCAAACAACAACGTCTTTATCGATGGAAATGTCACAGCCGTAAATGGCTCTCAGATAACTCTAGATGTAAACTTCTTCCAAGGCGTAGGCGGAGAAATCTTTAGCTCTTGGCAGTTTACTATTGCTGGTGAGCCAGGATTTACAGGAGCACAAGGTCCTACAGGACCTACTGGTGCCACAGGAGCCGCCTCTACAGTCCCAGGTCCAACAGGTCCACAAGGTATATCTGGTGGTATTGACTTATCCGTTACTCGTAGCGGAAGTGCCTATTTAATTAATGGGTTATCAAATCCAACTATTACTGTAATCCGTGGTCTTCGTTACCGTATTGATATCAGTACTCCTGGTTATACATTTAGAGTACAAACCACAGCTGGTGCCTACAATTCAGGTGCACAGTACACAACAGGATTTAGTACTAACTTTGCTGCTGGCGTAGCAAGCGGAACAGTATTCTGGGATGTACCGTTCACTGGTCCTGCAACACTTTATTTTGTAGCAGAAGAAGACTCTTCGCTTAACGGTTCATTCACACTAACTGCAGCAGGTCCAGTAGGAGCAACGGGTCCTACAGGAGCAACAGGTGCGGCTAGCACAGTAGCGGGACCTACTGGTCCGCAAGGTAACATCGGACCAACGGGTGCTACAGGTGCACAAGGTATTCAAGGTATCACTGGTGCTATTGGTGCACCTGGTCCACAAGGTGCTACAGGACCTCAGGGCCCACAGGGTGTCGCTGGTGCAACAGGTCTTCCTGGTGCAGCAGGTGCCGTTGGTGCAACTGGTGCCACAGGCGCAACTGGTGCCATCGGTCCTGCTGGTGCATCTATCTATGTTCTTGGAACTTATAACTCACTCGCAGAACTTCAAGCTGCCCAACCTGTTGGTGCAACTGGTGATGGTTACTTAATCAATGGTGTCCTATTTGTATGGGGCGGTTCTCAATGGATTAGCGCTGGCGCTATTCAAGGGCCAACTGGTGCAACTGGTGTACAAGGACCGCAAGGTTTACTAGGACCAACTGGTGCACAAGGCGATACTGGTCCACAAGGTATTCAAGGTGTTGTTGGCCCAATCGGTCCAACAGGTAACACTGGTCCAGTATCAACTACACCAGGTCCAACAGGACCTCAAGGTAACCTTGGACCAACTGGTCCGCAAGGTCCTCTTGGACCAACAGGTCCACAAGGACGCGGATTAAACATCCTTAATGCCTTTACTACATTTTCTGAACTACAGGCGGCTGTTCCGTCTCCAGTAACTGGTGACCCATACCTAGTAGCTGGAAACCTATTTATCTGGGATGGTGACCAGTGGATTAATGCTGGTCAGGTACAAGGACCAACAGGTGCAACTGGTGTTGCTGGTCCTACGGGTGCCACTGGTATACAAGGTCTTTCTATAACTGGTCCAACTGGAGCAACTGGTGCTACTGGTCCACAGCCATTTACTATCGTTGGAACTTGGCAACAAGGTATTGTCTATCAACCTGGTCAAGCAGTTTTCTACGACACACCTACTCTTAAAGGTACATACGTCCGTAGAAACAACGCATCTACTGCAGGAATAACACCTCCAGAAGACCCAGCAAACTGGTTAGTAGTTGTTGCTGCTGCAATTGGTAATACTGGACCAACGGGCCCTACAGGTTTACAAGGTATTCAGGGTATTCAAGGCATAACTGGACCTACTGGTTCAACTGGTCCTACAGGAAACCAAGGTTTACTAGGTCCAACAGGCCCTACAGGCACTACACTATTGAACGTAGATGGTGGCGGCCCTGCAACTAATTATGGCGGAGTTATAACCATCAACGGAGGAGACGTGAGCGGTAACTAATGGCAATTAAATTACAATTACGTCGTGGTACGGCGTCTGAGTGGTCAACAACTAACCCCCTTCTTTCAGAAGGTGAACTAGGTCTTGAACTCGACACTGGAAAATTTAAAGTTGGTAATGGTACACAAAACTGGAATGCGCTAGTATATGCCTCAGGTATTCAAGGACCTACAGGTCCTGCGGGTGCCGCTGGTGCAGCAGGTCCATCTGGCGCTAATGGCGCCGCAGGTGCTCCTGGTCCAACAGGTGAACGTGGTCCAACAGGTATTCAAGGACCTGCTGGAGATGGTGGAGTAGGACAACTACTTCTTAACGATGCACTGCTACAGACTGGAATTTATTTCCCAGTCGGAGCAGTAACTAACTTTACGACAGTGGTACAAACCGTGATACCACCGATTACGTTGATATAGGAAGGTAAATGAATGGCACGCAATATTGCGCCTGAGTATTACGAGTGGAACCCGACCACTAAAACAATCACCATTGACCGCTACATCAAGCGTATCCACATGTTCCTTATTGTTAACTCCTCACGCAATAAGATTCTATTTAACTTTAGTGACCCTGCTACAACACTTACTGTTAGCTACCTATACCCTGATTACAGCATTGCTAATCCAGGGGGAGAAACCGCTTACCGAACAGTAATCCAGCTCAACCCTTCAGTTGATACAACAGGCATGTTGTCAACAGACACCCTACAGATTGTTGTAGATGATGAGAACCAGAAGATTACATTTGATGACACATTTATTGATGGAGCTCAGAAGCTTCGTACCTCAGAGCCTCAGTCACTTATGGATACTGACTTTGAATACTCAGTACAGCCATCTAAGTGGGAAGGCCTTTTCTTAGCCAACGGCTACCCATCATTCTTCCCTAAAGCCTCTGGCGGTAACTCTTTCGACGTTGTTTCAATTATTGGAAATGGCGTACGCCCACGTTCAGCAATGACAGTAACAACCGCTCTTCCTCACGGTCTAGTCCCAGGTCAGATTGTTTCTGTACAGGAAACTCTTAACTACCTTGCAGAAGGAACTGCTCTAGTAACCTCTGCACCAACAACAACTACTTTTACCTATACAGCTCGTGGAGCAGTATCTGGCGACGTATCCTCTGGAACGCTTACAACAGTATATGGTGGAGATATCTTTGACGGCGCTCACATCCCTGGCGGTAACTTCCCAATTGGTGGAACTAACACACTTAACCGTTGGAGAGCGACTGTAGATGGCGGAGCACCAATATCAACTGTAACAGCCATCTTTGACCAACCACACGGCATCTATCCAGGAAACCTTATTGTAGTTTCTGGTACTAACAGCTTTGATGGTAACTGGCAGGTAACTAAGGTTCCTACTCAGACAACTCTAGAATTTGCTTTAGACCGTCAACAGTCTGCTGTATCGGTTCCTACAACTGCTCTTATCTTTGCAAAGGGCGATGGTTATATCGTCCAGCGTCCTTATGATGGCGGTGTTTCACTATCAACTGCTACTAACTCAATGGGCTCTACTACCATTCGTCAGACCCGTCGCTACTTCCGTTACCAGTCAGGTAAGGGAATGCAGTTCTCAACAGGTGCTCAGCTAACTCCTGTGTACGATGTAGAGCAACTATTTATTAACGGTGGTTCTATTGGAACTAACATTGTTACCGTAAAGACTGTACAAGACCACGGTATGCAGGCAGGTGTTACTGTAGACGTTGAAGGCGTCGTAACACGCTTTGGATATAACCCATTCAATGGAAATGACTTTATTGTTAAAAGAGTTATTGACGTAAACACTTTTGAATATGAAGTAGTCCTTAATCAAGCACTCCCTCTTGTAGACCAGAACCCAGGTGGAACTAACGTATACGTCCACGCACGTAAGTGGTTTGGTGCTGTTACACGTACTGGTATGTTTGATGACCAGAATGGTTTCTACTTTGAGTACGACGGTCAGAAGATGTTCTGCGTACGTCGTCACTCTGAGAAAGAGGGCATTGGTCGCGTAAACGTAATAAAGAACTCTAGCTTCGTGACTGGTCTAAATACACAGTTCCGTAAGCAGCTAGTTGTTGGTCAAGCTATTGTTATCAAGGGCTCTTCTTACAAAGTAATTGCTATCAATAGCGCTACATCTCTTAACATCTCTCCCGCTTACCGCGGTGCCACAGGTAACCGTACTCGCTACCTAATCACGCAAAGTGACCGATTCCCTCAAAATGAATGGAACGTTGATAAGTTTGATGGAGAAGGCCCATCTGGTTATAAGATGGACGTAGGTCGTATGCAGATGGTTTACATCGACTACACATGGTACGGTGCAGGAACCATTAGATTTGGTATGCGAGGTCCTGATGGAAAGATTTTCTTCTGTCACAGAATTCCAATGAACAACGTTAACAATAGCGCGTACCAGCGCTCAGGTAACTTGCCTGCTCGTTACGAAGTATCTAATGACCCATCTATCTTTACAAAGATGGTAGCTGGACCTTCAGGAAACTTAGGCTCTCAGCTAGGTGCAGACGATACCGTTATGTACGTAGAAGATGGTCGTAACTTCCCACCTTCAGGATTCCTATACGTTCGTGATGCTGTTAACTGTGAAATTATGCGCTACTCATCTATTGGTGCATTTGACCCAGTTAAGCGTGGATACCCAGTCACGATTGCTCAGCGTCGTGCGTCTATTACAAACGTATACCCTGACACACCGTTTACCTTTAGTGGAACAACAACACCTGTAGCGTTTACACCAGACTCATCTATTACAGGTGTTGGTAACGATGCTCAGGTAGCAGTTCAGTCAATCACTCAGAACTGTGCACCTATCATTAGCCACTGGGGTTCATCGGTCATCATGGATGGTCGCTTCGACAACGACGAGAACTTCATCTTCACTGGTGGTATGACAAAGCTCCTACCCGTAGCTGCTGGTGTTACTCGTCCGCTTCTAGCCCTTCGTCTAGCCCCATCTGTAGATAACGGTATTGCTCGTAACTTCGGTATCCGCGAGTTAACTAACCGTATGCAGTTGCAGCTAAACTCTATTGGAGTTACAACAAACGGACAGTTCCGTATTGATGCGATTCTTAATCCTAACCAAATCTTCTATAACACCTACGCGCCTGCAACTCTGGCGGCTACTCGTACCGCTACAGGTTCCTCAGGAAGCATCGTGCTCACTGTTACAGACGCCGCTGGTACTAACGGTATTGTCCCAGGCATGATTGTTACAGGTGGAAATATTGGTGTTGGCGCTCAGGTAGCAACTGTTACAGCTAACATTGTTACCCTATCTGTGCCACATATTGGAACTGTATCAGGCGGTATCGTTTTCACCCCTCGTACTGGCTACGTCGGTTTGCCTGATGACTGGGGACGTGACCTAGTTGGTTCTGGTTCTTTGGCTCAGATTATCTACTTTGATAATACTGGCCCAGGCGCTGGTGGTGCCCAAGCTGCTTCTGGCCGTATTGCAGGCGGTGACTCCGTTGCCTCTTTCTACTCAGAAAATGGCGGTGGTGCTTCAAACTACAACGTCTCTAACTACGACCTTAGCTCTACCCGAGACCTAGGTAACTCCATTATCAGCGGCGACGGCAACGTCTCCAGCCCTAGCTACCCTAATGGACCAGATATTATCGTCCTTACAGCTACTAATATTGGAACTGCATCAGGAAATATCTCGGCTCGTATCTCATGGGTTGAGGCTCAGGCATAATGTCTATGGTTTACGGTGACCCTATATTTAAAAACGATATACTTTTAATAACCTCGGAAGGTAGGTAAAAACCCATGCCAGACTATACATCGCTTAGTACGCAGATTGATGCGGTTAAGTCAGAGATTACTTCTAGCCTAAACGCTAGTACGTATACTGCTCAAGACCTAATCTATGTTGCTAAGGCACTTGAAACTATGGGCACCCTTCTGGGCGTCAATGACATCGTTGCTGCAACCGCTGACCGCGTAACAGCAATCACAACCGCTGGTACAACACAGGTAACTGCTGTTAACACAGCTGGCTCTACACAGGTTTCTGCAGTCAACACTGCGGGAAATACTAAGGTCGCTGCAATCGCTGCAGAGGCTGCTAACCTAACCGTACTAGCGTATATAGGAGTACTCGACTAATGCCTACAACAGTAACACGTTTTAGAGCACTTACTGCTGGAACCACGGATGCTTCTGCGTATGCGGTTCCTGCAAGTAACACTGCAATCATCACCAATGTTGTTCTTGCTAATAAGACTGCAGCAACCCGCACCGTAACAGTAACAACTGGTGGTTTCGCGTTTTGCTCAGGTCTACAGGTGCCTGCAAATGGCACAGTAAATTTTGATGCCCGCGTAGTTTTGAACGCCACTGAGACCATTGCCGTCACTGCAGACGTTGCTTCTGCTGTAGACGTTTTGATTTCAGGCGTATTGATTTCTTAATAATAGGAAAAGGACAGGTATATAAATGGCAATCTCCTCAAGTAAAGACTTTATCGTCTTCCCGAATGACAATTCGGGTCGTTTGTTTGTTAATGAGGCCACCTTTACAGCCAGTGGTACCTGGACTGCTCCTGCAGGTGTGACCTACGCTCAAGTCGTCCTCGTTGGCGCGGGCGGCGGTGGCGGCGGCGGTTCTCAGAACGTGGCAGGCGGCGGTGGCGCTGGTGGCCAGGTAATTGTTAAGAACATTGCCGTAAACCCAGGCACAACTTACAACGTCACTATTGGTGCAGGTGGACAAGGCGGACAGGGCGCAATTAACGGTGCTACTGACGTTGTTAACACTCTCCCAGGTGGTAACGGCTCTGCAACAATCTTCGGTAACATCTCTATTGCAAACCTTCTTGTAAACTCAGACTTTGACTACAGCGTTCAGTCATGGGATTCAGCAACCTACTACCGTTCAGCAACTGGTATCTCTGGTGCATCTTCTATCACTGTATACCCAAACTCTAACGGTCTAACAGTAGGTCAGCGCGTAACTGGTACTAACATTGGTACTAACGCACGTATTGCTGGTATCTCAGGTAACGTAGTTAGCTTGAACGTAGCTAATACTTCAACAGTAGCTTCTGTAATCGGTTTCTCACAGGGTGAGTCTGTAGTACGTCCATCTAACGTGTTCTTCTACAACATCTCATCAGCAGCATCTGACATCATTACCAACCCACAGACTGCTAATACAGCTGGTTCTCCATACTTTAGAAACCTGTCTAACAACCTCTTGCAGCCAAACATCGCACAGCTTGAGGATGCAGCAACCCTATCTGGTAACTTATTGCGTCAGTATGGTACTGCTCTTTCAACGTTTGCTATCAACAACGCTGGTGTTCCTACTAAGCTCCCAGAAATGGTTGGCGGATACACCAAGACTGCGACTACTGTTCTAAGTTCTACAACTGTAACGCTTAATAACACTAACGATGTATACCCAAATATGTACATTACTGGTAATGCTTTTGCTGCAGGAACTGTAGTTCTCAGCGTAGATAGCCCAACTACAATCACAATTTCACTAGCAGCAACCTCTGCTGGAACTGCTTCAGCTACTATTTCATACTCAGGTGCATTTGGTATCAACGGACTTATCTGCGGTACCAGCTCTTCAACATCTGCAGGTGCTCCTACTTGGGTCCAGTTCTCAAACATGAACTCAACAACAACATCTAACGGTACCCAGACATCTACAAGCGCCCAGGGTGTTCCTTACATTCCAGGTGCTACATATACATTCTCTGCTTATATTTCAACTAACGTTAACATCAGCACATCTACACCAATCCTATTCCAGCTACGTTCTGCAGGCGCTTCCCGTAACGCGGTCTCAAGCACCTCTTACCTAGGTGGTTCTAACTCAGGTACAACTGACTCAATTGATGCGGGTACAGCTAACGGGTTCTTCGTACGTCAAGGAGTCCCAGCAACCCTAACTAACTACGGTGGAGCATATACAACTACTGCAAATGCTGCCAACGGAGCTACAACAATCACAGTTGCTGATGCTTCAGGTATCTTGATTGGTATGGCTATCACTGGTTCTGGTATTCAGTCAGATACAATCGTATCTAACGTAGTAGGAACTACTGTCAGCATTAACAAGACAACTAACGCGTCACTAACTGACAGCACTGTTAACTTCTCTAACCCAGCTGGTGTTCAAATGCTTGGTTCAAACATCACTGTTGGTCAGACTGGATGGCGCCGTCTTACAGCGACATTCACCACACCTTCAATTGCAACAGCTCTTGCTAACGGTGTGTACGCATTTGGTTCAACACCTCAGTTCGTACACCCAGTTATTGTATTCCAGCAGGGCTCTGTAAACTTCTGGATTGATAACCTACAGCTTGAAGTTGGTAACTCAACTACCACATGGCGCCCACCTGTCTACCGCGAGGCTCAGTCAATGCTTATGCAGACTAACTCTGCGGCTGGTGCAAACCTTGAAACTTCACACCGCTTTGTACGCGTCAATCCAAACACTCAGTACTCAGGCTCTGCCTTCGTAGTGGCAACTGGTACATCTAACCAGTACCGTCCAGTGCGTGGATACGTCGAGTACTTTGATGCAGACTTCAACTCTGTGCTTCGTACAGAAGGTACTAACGTATTCTTGCCAAGCTCTGGTGTAGCAACATCTAATCAGCAGATGCCAGCAGTTACTTATCCAGTACGTGTAGCAGTTAACGGTGCAACCTCACCTGTTAGCGCACGTTGGGCTAAGTTTGGTATCATGGTTCTTGAAGGTGCACAAAGCGCTACAGGTTCAGCAATTGAACACCACATCCTTGCTCCACAGCTTGAGCCAGCAGCAGTTGCTACAACCTACAAGAAGGTTGATAACGTTAACTACTTCTATGCAGGACAAGCTGGTATGACACCAATTGTTTCATCTCTTGGAACCCTTGCTGCAGAAGGTGGTGGCGGTGGAGGTACATTTAACTCTAACTCTACACACTGGCAGTACGGCCTAATCGGCGGTAACAACGGTGGACACGCTGCTAACAACTCCAACACCACTACTACCCTTGCAGGTGGTGGCGCAGGTGCTGGCGGTGCAGGTGAAACTGCTCGCCTATACGGTGTAGGTGTTTCTGGCGGTAACTCCGTAGACGGATTCCGTACAACGGGTGGCGGTTCACAGCAGATTTGGCCAATGCGCGGTCACCAAGGTGGATACGCACTTTGGAATTCTGGTACCAACAACTCACATCCAATGGGCGAAGCTGGTAAGGGTGGACCTGGTGTCCTCCTTAACGGCTTGAACTCTGGTTCTCCACTTGGTCTACCAGTAGCTGGTGGCGGTGGCGGTGCTGGATGGTCAGCCTCTAACTCTATTAACCAGTCACTTCCTGGCATTGGTCAGAACGGTGGCGGTAAGGGTGCTCCAACATTCTTGGTAACACAGGCTTCAACAACAGCTGATTACTACGCACGTGGTCTTGACGCTGTTGCTAATACTGGCGCAGGTGGTGGTGGCGGTGGTTCTAACTGGACTAACACACCTAACACTCTTACTAACCACAACTCTGCTAACCCAGCAGTTAACTACGAAGCACTTACATCTGAGTTCTTCAAGTGGAACCCTGTGTATAACGCAAACATCGTAATCTCAGCACAGGCTGGTTTCTATGGTTCAAACGTTCTACGTACAACCATTCAAGACACTGGTAATGCAAAGATTACAACTTCATGGCAGTCATTCCCAATCTTGCCACGTATCCCTCTAGTATTCCCTGGTGTGGCTGCGCGTCTAACAACTGCTCCTGGCGGTGTTACATCTGCACAGTTCACAGGTCTACCAAAGCGTGTACGTCCAACAGTTCGCTGGAAGAATGATAAGAACGTCATCATTCGTGAAGACCGCCCTCCATTTGATATCCAGTTCTCAGGTACAAACACTGTCACCTACCTAGGTGCTTCAGGTGCTACATCTGGTTTCTGGCAGACTCTCACAGCTCCAGAAGGTGCTTCTTACTTCGATGTTACATGGGAGTTCCTATACATGGATGCAGGCGACGTAGTTGACGTTGACCTCGCAGGTTGCCAGTACTACGCATTCCAGTCATTTGGTGGAAACGGCGCAGATGGTTTTGCTATGATTCGCTGGTTCGACAAGGCAGTACTCTAGGAGGAAATGAATGGCTAAATACGCACTAGTAGATAACAACCTAATCACTCAGGTTCAGGTTGCAGAGAGCGAAGATGCTCTCGGTCCTCTGGCACTGCTTTTTGAAGTAGTTCAGATTGACGGTCTTAACCCAGAACCAGCACGTGACTGGGAGCGAGTAAACGGTACATGGTGCCCTCCTGGGGTCCCAGAAGCCGCTAAAGCTCTTTGGAACGGTACTGGCTTTGAAGGAGCTGCAGCAATTGAAGCTCCTGAAGAAGAGGAAGAAGAGGAAGATAAGTAATGGCTATCTCCTCACAACCAACGGTACTGGCACAGTCTAACGACGCTTACATTAACGTAGGTGTTACAGGACGTCTTCAGACCTTTTCAGCAGCAACTGGAACACTTACCATCAACCCAACTAGCGGTTCATTCATCCGAATCACTAACTTGGTTGGTGCAGTAACAGTAAACTGGACAGGCGTTCCAGCTGGTTACGGAACTCGCTGGCAGGTAGAAGTAAGAAACCGTGGCGCTAACGCAGTTGCTTTCAATGGTGTTACATGGGACGGCGGCTCAGCCCCTACCATCGCATCAGGCACTGCAGCCTCTGTTCTAAACTTCTATTCACCAGACGGCGGAGTTACTATCTTCGGACGTCTAGAGTTTGCAACCGTAGCTTAATATAGATTAGAAATAGCTCCCCGCCGTCCTCAGGGACTGGCGGGGCTTTTCTATTTAAGGATACAATTAGATTATGAAAATAGCCGTATACACAATCGCATTAAATGAAGCACAGTTTGTAGAACGCTGGTATGAGTCTGCAAAAGAGGCAGACTATCTAATGATTGCCGATACTGGCTCAGCAGACGGTACCGTGGAGAAAGCCCGAGAATTAGGTATCACTGTCCACGTAATAAGCGTACGCCCATGGCGATTTGATGACGCTCGTAACGCGGCCCTTGCCCTACTTCCAGATGATATTGATTACTGCATCTCTCTAGATATGGATGAGGTATTAGAACCTGGTTGGCGCGATGAGATGGAAAAGATACCCGCAGGTTCTACACGTATACGCTACAACTACACTTGGAACTTTAATCCTGATGGAACTCCTGGTCTTACATTTTCTGGGGATAAGATTCACGCACGCCATGGATACCGATGGCAACACCCCGTACACGAGTGTTTATACACAGACCGTTTAGTTGAGAAAGAATACTGGAGCCAACTAGGTCTATGGCATAAAGCAGATGACTCTAAATCTCGTGGGCAATACCTCCCACTACTTAAACTATCTGTAGAAGAAGACCCTCACAACGACCGCAACGCCTACTACTACGCACGTGAGTTGTTCTTTCATGGTCAGATAGAAGAAGCTTTGGTTCAATTTAAACGACACTTATCTTTACCTAAAGCTGTATGGAAAGCAGAGCGGGCGTCTTCCATGCGTTATATAGCTAAGTGTTCTACAGATGAAGCAGAAAAACTTAAATGGTGGAAGCTTGCTGTTCAAGAGGAGCCTGCTAAAAGAGAGGCTTACGTAGAGCTGGCACAGTATCACTACGACAGCGGCCGTATCGAAGAGTGCTATATGTGGGCTAAGAAGGCAGTTAATATTAAAAACAAAAGCATGGACTATTTAAATGAGGCATTTGCTTGGGGTTCTCAGCCCTATGACCTAGCTGCTGTATGTGCATTCTGGCTAGGAGAAAGAGACAAAGCTCTTGAATACGGAACCATTGCAGCAGAGTTAAGCCCTACAGATGAGCGCATAATCGGTAACCTTGAACTCTACAAGAAGGCGGTAGAATGAGAGCTCACGCACCAGGTGGTCGCTTTGACGCAGACTTTGAAACCAATAAAGTATTAGAGGGCGTAGACGCAGACCTTAAAAGGCCTGTAGGAACAAAAGCCCAGTGGTTTATCTGGGACCCAATTGCTACTGTGCTTGACCCTATTTATGATGTAGGACAAGACCTATCTACTGCAACTGGCGGTCGTATGTGGCGAGGCCCATTTGAATTGCCTGTAGTAAGAGCTGTCATTAAGCAGGGCGGCGTAAAGAATAGTCAACGCGGTTACTACGGAGCTGACTCTCTACACCTAACCCTAAACGCTGAAGACGTAGAGAAGATAGCCCCAGGGGTTATTGGTAACCCAGACCTTCAAGCACGTGGTCGCATCCTTTGGAAGGGCCAGGTCTACCGCCCCTACTACATCCAACAGGCTGGCATTGTTGCTGAAAGATTTACACTCTTGGTTGTAGAATGTATGCAGGTAATGGCCGATGAAATGGTCAACGACCCACAGTTTCTAACACTTGCTGGGTACATTAAGTAGGAGGCACCATGCCACACTCAGGTGACTTACACTCTGCTCCAGTAGAGTCCGTTATTAACGCGGAGACTTTTACATCTAAAGATAGACTTAAAGTTTCTAACGTTGAAACTACCTTTTATAGCAGCTTTCAATTTGGAAAAGACGTTTTGTGGGACGAGTCCGTATCTAACGGCGGCTCTGCCGTATGGGATGCCAACGCAGCAGTTGTAGACCTTACAGCAACAGGTACCTTAAACTCACAGGTTCTATACCAATCTAAAAACGTTATGCGTTACATCCCTGGTAGAGCCTCTTCTGTAGCTGGCGCTTATCGCCTTTCCGCAATTAAAGCTGGCATGCGTTACCGCTGGGGACTCTTTGACGAGAACAACGGCGCCTTCTTTGAAGTAGATGACAACGAGATGTACTGTGTAGTAAGAACTAAAACTACTGGAACTCTCGTTGAGAACCGTATCCCAAGAAGTTTATGGAATGGCGATAAGCTAAACGGGGAAGGCCGAAGCGGTCTTAATATTGACCTTACAAAACAACAGCTTATAGCTATTGATTATGAGTGGTACGGAGCTGGTGAAGTTAAGTACTACTTTGTTATTGACGGTAGACGACGCCTAGTTCACACAACTAGCCACGCTAACCACATTTCTACTGTCTGGTCGGCTACCCCGTTCCTTCCAGTTAGAATGGAAGTTAAAAACACCGCTGGTGTAACTGGTGGAGGAAAGCTACACGTGGGCTCTATCTCATACGCTGTAGAAGGTAATTCTGCTTATCAGGGCGCGGTTAACAATATGACTACTCCTATCGCTGGAGTTGATACAGGCACTGCTAACACCTTCTACCCTATTATCAGTGGGCGTTTAAAATCAACCGCTCTTCAAGCTGTGGTTGTTCCCCTATCCTTCCAGATAGCGACCCTTGATAACACCTCTTTGCACTACAAAGTTTTTATAAACGCCACTCTTACAGGAGGTACCTGGGTAGACACCTTAAACCCAGAACCTATTACTCAGTACAACTACTCAGCCACTGCCTTAAGTGGTGGGGTAGAAATCTACGGAGGTTTCCAAGTTGCTGGAAGCGGAGCTCCCCAGGTTGTGTTTGACCCTGGAGTAAACGCTCAGCTGGGAAGAACATCTATGGGAACCGTATCGGACACCTTCACTATTGCCGCAGCAACAACTACTGGTAATAAAAAGGTAGTATGTTCAGTTAACTGGTTAGAACAAAGATAAAAGAGGTAGCATAATGGCTAAAGATACTAACCCTTGTTGGGATGGCTACGTTCAAGTAGGCATGAAGACTAAGGGCGGCAAAAAGGTTCCGAACTGCGTCCCTGCAGGTTCTGGAAAGAGTAAGGTCTCCAAACCTAAGAAGAAAGCGAGTAAATAATATGTGCGCTACATGTGGATGCATGGGCAAGAAGAAGGCTGCGAAGAAGGTTGCTAAGAAGGCTGCTCCAAAGGGTATGTCATCTAAGCAGAAGAAGCTTGATGTAGACAAAGACGGAAAGCTAGAAGGCTCAGACTTTGCCTCACTACGTAAGAAGAAGAAGTAATGTGCGCTACCTGTGGCTGCGGTAAGCCAAAGGATAAGCACGGCATGAAGACCCTTCAAGCGGCTAACAAGAAGTTTGCTAAGAAGGCTGCCCCAGCAAAGGGCAAGAAATCCTCTATGGTAAGAAAGAAAGGCATGTAATGGCCACCTTTAATTTTGGTAAGTATACAGAAGCCAAGGATAAGAAGAAGGACGCCAAGATGACCAAGGGTATGACCCCTGCTCAGAAGGCTAAGTTTGAGAAGGCGGACAAGGCTCACGGAGCCAAGAAGAAGCCTAAGACCATGGCTGAAGATAAGAAGATTGACGCCAAGATTATCAAGAAGATTAAAAAGAAGTAATACGCTTAGGGCCCCGAAAGGGGCCCTTTGCTTTATCCTTATAGTGAATCCA